CAGTTCCAGGATGTAAGCGTTTCTCGCCGGTTGAAAACGGTTGTAAACCACCTTCAGGTTGCCGAAGTCAGACGCATAAACGTCGAACGTGGCGTGAAGGGTGGAATCCTCGGCTTTCTGCATGGTCGTAGAACCACCGCCGAACTCGGATACTTTCTGGCGGTTGAAAGAACCAACCATCAGGGTATCGGGGAAACCGCCAGCGTCAGCAATAGACGCGAGAACAGTTTTCACCTGAGATTCAGCGAACGCTCGCTGAGTGCCGTTGGTAGCCGTGTTCGTACCATCAGCGGCACTGGAAGCAGCGCCACCAGAACCCGTTGAGGCATTCGAGGCCAGCCACGAAACAATACCTGCCAGTTCCCGAGCCAGAGTATCGTTACCCGTTACCTTGGCTTTGTTGGAAAGCAGAGCGGTTTCCATGTCTCGCTTCAGTTCCTGACCTCGGTTCAGAACTTGGAAATCCAGTTCGTCTGCTCGGCCAGCCGTATTAACAGCGCGGCCTGTGCCGGAAACTCGCGCATCTTTCGTAGAAATCTGCGTGTTGTTGGAAAGCAGCGTGGTTGCGCTTGCCGCAGTCTGCGGTGCGTCGCCGCCTTCAACCGCAGCATTGTTCGCCGCAGCCGCGAGGCTGTGGGTCTGCCATGAGTGAATTACTGCCGTTGCTTCGGTATGTTCTACCGAACTGAGAAACGGGGTTTCGACCGGGGAAATGTCATAAATCATATCCACCAGATCTTCCCGAATACCTACCATGTCATTAGTGGCATGGGTTGACGTAGGCTGAGCCATGAGAGGCCTCCTAAAGAATTAAAATGAGTGTTTTTTGGGTTGATCGGGTGGTGTTCCCGAATCGAGGGGATGAAAAATTGGGCTAGGCTGGTGTGGCCTTACCGGGCGTTTTTCTTCGCCTTGAGTAGAGCAAAAGCATCACGGATATTGCCGCTCTGCTTCAGTCGTGCGCGTTTCGAATCCAAATCCGCTTGGTTGACCTGAGCAGCCGATTTTGTTGGGCCGGGGGTCAGCGTTTTGGGAATACGCGCTATTTTCTTTTCCTTCGCAGCCGCAGCGGGTACGTCTTTCTGATCGTACAGCCACGCCTTACGAGCCAGCAGCAGTAACCGATGGTCGGCTAGGCTACTGAGTTCTTCATTCGAAAAGCCGCTGGTATGAAGGAATTGGGCAATCTCGCCCTTCTCCCTCGATGCAACTTTGTCGTCCTGCCATTCAGGGAGTTTCGTCAACAGGGCTTCTTGCTCTGCCTGCAACTGTTCTTCCTGGGCCTGTTTCATCACACCTTGCTGCTGGTCAACCCACTGCTGGTATTGCTGTGCGGCTCCCATCTTGATGTTTTGAATCTCTTGCTGCCGCTCCTGAAATTCGAGTTTCTTCGCGGCAAATGTTCCGGGGTCGTCTTTCTGCAACGCTTCCCAATCAATCTTCTGCGCGTCCCCAATCATTGAGGCTTCAAGTTGCTCAACTAGGGTGGAGGCAACGAAGAACTGCTCTGTAATCTGCTCGTTCTTCTGCGCCAATTCCTGATGTTGGGTTTTGACCTTTTCCTTAGCGGATTCGAGAATACTCTCCGCTGCATCGACCATCTGGACGCTGGCCTTGAGTTCGCTCAACGTGTAGGTTCTGTCCTCGCCGTTGACCTTGCCCTTAACCTTGAGGGAATCAAACCACTCAGAATCGAGGTCTGCGCCCTGTGTCTCTTTCAGGAACTCAGCAAGCGCGTCAATGGAGTCAATGTAACCCTCCTCCTCTTGCTCCTCCTGTACTTCCTCCTCAATCTGTTCTGCTTCCTGTTCTACTTCCTCGACAATTTCCTGCGGCGCTTCTTCTTCAACAGGTTGTTGTTCCTGCACTTCACCGTAAAACTTATTACCGAGTCGTTCCGATGCAAGCAGAGACAGACTTTTTGGCTGCTCCGCTGGTGTTGCGGGGGCTTCATTGATTTCCATGTTTTACCTTTGTTGGGCTAGTTCCTTTTCCGCAGACTTCGCCTTGTTGATGTACAGGGCTATGCGGTCTTTCACGTGCTGGAGTGCTGTCTGTTCCATCTTTAACAGCATCAGCCGCTTCTCGTCGTGTGGGTCACAGGATGCCCACGATGCAAGGATGTCTTTTTCCACATCCTCAAATGCTGCCTTAACCGTTTCATTTCTGAGGGCGTTCTCTGCTTGCCTGCCCCGGTTAATCTGTTTGTTCAGTTTTTCAATGATGTTCATTCCCGCTCCCTTACTGTTGGTATTCCTCTCTAACCTCCGATACCTCGTCACCGTCTGGATACTTCAGTTCCATTTCGGTTAGCTCGTTGGCGATTTTCTCCATTGCAATCGTCAGGTCGTCTTTATCCTTCTCGACCTTGCGCTCAAACTCAGCCATCCGCAGTTCCATATCACCGGACTGCTTCTCCTGCTTGAGCATTAAGCCCATCTGGTCGAGTTGCTGTTTCTGTGCGTCCAGTTCCTGCTGACGTTGCAGTAATTGCTGTTGCTGCTGCTGGAGTGCCGCCTGCTCGTCGGATTGACCGAACTCAGCATCACCAGGATCGGTCAGGAACATTTCAGTATTTTTCAGGTTGGCGTTCTTCGCGATTTCCTTGGCCGTGTTGTACAGGTTCACCGGCTTGATGAACGAAGTCCCACCGATGCCAAGGGCTTGAACCTGCTTCTCCCACAACGCATTGAGGTGGAGCAGATTCTGTTCGCGTGAGCCGATACCCAAACCGATACCGATGGTCACATCCTCACGGGAGCGCCATGAACTCGGGTCTACCTGTATCCACTCGCCGCGCAGCTTAACCACGGCTTCCTTGTCCTGATGCTTAAGCAGCAATTCATGGATATGCAGGAACAGGCTCTTGAGGCCAGTCTCGGCAAATATCCGCGCTACCGCTTCAATCTTCATCTTCCCTTGGTCAAGGGCTTGCGTGAGGACGGACTGTTGAATGTTCTTCAGTGAATCAGGCGACAAGCCCTCTGCGTCTGAAGCAATACCCGTCCTGTCGCGGATTTTCTTATCGTAGTATTCCAGTACGCCGAAGGATGCCTGCGCCGTGAACGGGATAATATTCGGTGCCCACGATTCGCCTACAGGTCGAGAGAAGCGATTGATGCTACCGGCCCTGCGGGTCAGCAGGTCGTCCATCGTATCTTCGCCTATCGCCTGCTCCCAGACGTTAATCTCAGGATTGTTCGTGTGGTACAGGTTGTCGAGCGCCTGACGTTCCAGCGTGGTAGAAATCTGCTGGATGTCCATCACATCCTCGGCCTTAGAACGGCCAAAGTGCTTATGCGGCAGCGGCTTCGGTGACAGTACGTGGAACGGCTGGCGGTCTACTGCTTCGTTCGAAAGCAGGGTGTTACTCGCGGTCATGACCTGACGTAACTCAGAACGACCATCACCATCGTAATCAACTCGAATGTACGCCTCACGGATGGTTATCTCATCCTGAGATCGGTCATGCGAGCCTGTAGCGTCCTCGTCAGAGCGGTCATATCGCGAAATTTGCTCTGATGAGTCGTTAATTTCGGTGTCAGACGGGAGTTTAGAAACCAAATCCGCTGGAAAGCCCATTTCAAGCAGTTCTGAGCGTTTTTTCGTACACTCCTGCCCAACCATTCGGCACTTGGATAAATCCAGCCCACGGGCGTCTGAGGAGACCCGCATTTCTTCAGGAGGCACGTTTTCAATGCGAACCCGCTTCTTTTTGCAGATTCGACGGAATTCAACGTCCTGAACCCGTACCTCTATCGGCCCTTCGGGGGTCGGCACCGTGTCAATGCGAGGTTCTGAGCGTTCAATCGGCTCCAGTTCCTCATCATCCAGCAGTGCGGAGAGTTCTTCGTCCGTCAGGTTGTTATAGGTTTCCGTGGTGATGACTTCTGACTCATCAATCCACGCTTTTACATAACCGTTCTTCTGTGCCAGTGCGTCGAAGAACCACGTATACAGCAAAATGAAGGAATCATTCTGCTTGAAGAATACGTGCTTGGTGTAATCCGACTCCTGGGCGGCTAATTCCTCATCTTCAGGGCCAACCGGGTCAAAAGTTATCAGGTTGTCTGATGGCGTGAACATCCTGAGCAGTTGCGGCATGAGGCTATCAATAACCTCGGCCACATCAGACGAAACAACCTGCGACTGCCCATCAATCTCGTTGCCGAGAGGCTTGGACATATAGTAATCCCACGCCTTCGCCCTCTCCGTGGATATTTCACCACCGGGCGAACCCATTGCCGTACTGAATTCAGAATCGACAATGGCGAGGAGTTGTTTTTCAGAAAGTTTCAAACTATCGCCATCCGTGAGTAGTTGTTTTGGCTGGATCGTCGTTTCATGTTGCTTCTGGCCCATTCAAGGTTCGCCATCGCGTGTCGTGTTGCGCTCATCAATGGAAAACCTTTTGGTACTTGTGAATCGTCCCTGTAGAACGTCTTAAATTCGTCCTGCCAGTCCTTCAGCCGCTTATCGACCTTGAACCGACCTGTTCTCATCCGCTCCTGAATGTCCCTCGCGGTCATTTCCCGTACTGCGTCTGCTTCCTTGTAGGGTTCTGGTAACGTGTTACAGCCCCTATCAAGCAACTGTGCCGCGATTTCCTTGGCTTCTACGGGGTAAGCAATGGGTATCCACCGCCCCCGAGCGTTTAAGCCCTCTGCAACCACCGCCATAACCTCGCGGCTGAACTTACAAGCGTCATAAAGGTGAACCGTGTCGGTATCCTTATCGAGCGCCAGCCAGCAAAACGACAAATCGCCGTCTGACTGCACGTGCATCCCGACGACCCGTTTCCATGTACCCTCAATCATTCGAGTATCGCCTCAAGCTCAACCGGATAGACCGGCTTCTCGTGGGAATCCTCGGAGGCAATAGCGCAAGCCATCGCCAGAGACACCATGCCGTCAATTCGGCCTCGTGATTTCGCCTTATCCAACTTCCTATCTCCCGCCTCGTTCATCTTCGCTATCGCATTCGCCGCGCACATCGTCAGAACCGGGTGCCCTGCGTGTTTCAATTTGGAGTTCAGCAACAACCCCTCAAGCGTGTTCAGTGCTGGCCCCATCGACTGAAAGCCCTGACCAAAATCAACAAAGTGGTCATCAATAAAGCCGTCTGACAGCCCCGCTTCAATCAGCCAGGGTCTGAGGTGCCGCATACGCCAGCGGTCAAAGGCAATCTTTCGAATGTCACGCGCTTCAAACAGGTCAGCAATCAATTGAGCTACGTGCTTGTAATCAACCGACTTGCCGGGGGTCGTGGTTAAAAACCCCTGATCGTGCCAAATGTCATACGGCACTCGATCCTGTCGGGAACGCTCTGCTAAACCGTCCTCCGGTAGCCAGAATGTCGGCTCCACGTCACCCGTGTCAGGGTCGTACAGCACCAGCGCCGTGAGGTCGTTCACTTCTGAGAGGTCTAACCCCCCGTAAAGCCCTTTCCGGCCCCTGCCTACCAGTGCGCTACCGTTTAAGTCCCATACCGTCTTGGTCACGAAGGGATTGGAGGCTTCTACGCGCTGGTTGAGTATCAGATTCCGATAATGCGCCTCTCGTGAAGGCATCCGTCTGGCAGCTTCAGCCATCGCCATCGTTTCCTTGGCGTTCTGGAAGTCCCCGAATGCGGGGTTAGCCTGCCTGACTGTTTCCTCGTCAAAAGGGTCTGCTTCTGGGTCTGCTGTATGCAAAAACAACTTGGTTTCAGGGTCGTGCCCTTCCAGAGCGTCATCAATCAAGACACTCAACAGGTCGGCATCTGTCGCCGCCTGCGTGGAAATCACCAGACTCAGCGGTGCCTCTTGTGCACCCGTCGCTGTCTCAAGGGCTTCATACAGGAAGTGCATCGGCCCCTTAACCTGACCCAATTCGTCGTGAATGATGAATATCGGGCTTTGTCCCAGGTTGGTCGAAGCGTCAGCAGATAGCGCCTTGTACTGTGTGCCCAACTCAGCGCAATACAACTCTTTCACCGTGTCCCGTGTAGTCACGAAATCTCTCAGGGTGGGAGAGAGTCGTACCATCTTGGCTGACAGGTTGTAGATGATTGCCGCCTGATCCCGCGACAGTGCCGACGAGTACAGGCTTGAGTTCACCCTAGCTTCAGGGCCGCATAGGTGTAGCAGGTTCAGCATCGCTGCCGTGGCTGTTTTGGCGTTCTTCCGGCCTACCGAGAAAATGGCGCGTCTGGTGGGCGTGTTGTATATCCCCTCCAGTAGCTCGACCTGGAATGGCCTGAGTTTTACCGGCTTGCCAACATCCTTGCCTTCTGGAACAACGCAATGTTTCTCAATCCATGCAATGTTCCGTTCAGCCCTTGTTAATCCTCCCAAGGTTTATGCCCCGAACTGCCCTTTTTCTTCTTAGGGTCATACGTGGCTTGTTGGGTAATCCGCATTCGGGTCGCCAGAGAGGACAATGCCCTGCCCTCGCGCTCCTGCATCTTCAGCAACTTGTCGTATTCATCAATATCGAAGTCAGCATTCGACTCCATTGACGTTATCAGGGAGGCAACTTTGTTGGATGCGTCCATGTGGCGGCAATACTGAATCAGCAGCCCGTGGGTTTCCTTCGGGAACCACTCAGCGGGGAGCCTGTTTACTATGTTTTTCCACTCCTCGGCCTGCTCTGGTGTGAGTTCTGCCGGGGGTTTGGGTCGGTCAGTCTTGGAAAGCGGCACTACCGCTAGTTCTGATACCGAATCCCGTCCTCTATCGCCCATTCGGGCCTCCTTATGCTGGTATTGCATAAAAAATGGTGTGCTTATAACCTTTTTTCTAGCCGATTATGGTAGCTGTTG